TCTTAGATATAGAACGTAAGTGGAACCATGATATTAAGGGTAACGAATTATACATTCGTCTTATTGATTTTGGTAAGTATGTTGGATTTCATAATATTGAAAAGATAATCATCGTACCTGAGGAAGATATCAAGAAATTCATTATCAAGCGCAGCGATCACGAAGATCTAGAGATTAAAGTTAACGGAGGAACATATAGAGATGAGTAATGTGGTAAAACCGTCAGGATTCATGCTATATGTTAGGTATAATATCGAAGGTTTATGGAATCATATACGTCGCATCGAACGATCTGGTTCGGTAGCTACATATAAAGATATCAAAATGTATACCAAACCGGTATCAAACTTCGGAAAGGATCATTATGATAATCTCACGGACTTTCTAAAGGATATTTATGAGATAGATTGTTACAAATGGTTATCGCCCCAACATCGGGAATGGGTTAAAGACGTAATAATTAAAAGATTTGAGGATAATGAAGATGAGTAAAATGACAGATAAATTAACACCAAACACAATGAAAACACAATATGATCACCAATGGAACACGTTTGTACGCAAAAATCACGACTATGGTAACTCATTTGAGAAGAGTTTAGACACGTTCGGATTGGTGGCTGGCATCGTCCGTATGAACGACAAATTCGAGCGCTTAGTTTCACTCAATGATCCTAATAAAGACGCTCAGATCGCCTCTGAGAGCCTCGTAGATACCTTAGAAGACCTGTCTAACTACGCTGCTATGGCTGCGTGCTGGATGAAGGGTAAAAAGAAGGCTGATTGGAATGAACTGCGCATGAAAGAGCTCGATGGAAACATTGAGAGTATTATTAAGAATGCCGATACTACGGTTGTGAAATCTCAGATTTTTAGTCATGGCGGAACCTCATCTGTGGATACTGAGACCGGGGATATTTATTTTATGACAGGTCGTTGTAATGGTAAATCGGCTTCGGTTCAACAAGCTATTAAGGAAGCTCTTGATAAGGATATTGAGTTTGGGGACGATGTTGATGTCTATTGGTTAAATAAATTAATTGATAACATGACTGTTGGTGATATAAAAATCGAAGATAATCCTAAAGATCCTGAAGAATTCATTCAAGACACCATCAAACAAATCTCCGATACCGTATTAATGAAGGAGCGTAAGGGCGAGATGCTAGTATATATGGATATCTCAGATGACGCTGGGCGTATTGCCAAATGTGTTATTGATAACGATATTCCTCGTAATAAGTATATGGGAATTATTAGTAGATATTGGCATAGCCTAGGTATTAATATGCCCGTTGAGCTACGCGAATTTATTTATGGTGTTCTCAATCGATATATCTACTACATGAAAAAAGAACGGGGTTTATTGAATGTTGATAGCAGTCCAATGAACGCCGACAAAATCAAAGTCATGCCATTATTGGGTGGCGAGAATGAAGAAGATCGTAAGATCGCTGAAGCTACCAAACGTATTGATGATATGATTAAGGATATTCGGAAGAAATCTGGTGGATCCATTAGTACTCGCCTTGTTCGCAGTCCATTCAACCTTAACCACAAACCAGATTTTGATATTAAGTTGAATCTAGAATCATATCTTAAGGAACACTCTAAGAAATGTGAAGAGAAGCGACTAGATCAGGCTATCGATTTATTCAAATACAACGCTATGGCTCAGGCTAAATCTCAAAAAGATATCGATGAATTGTTTGAACGTATGTTGGATGGATCTTTGGTTTCCCGTGTTGTGAGTAATGGAGATGGTACCTTTGTTGCATATTGGGAGCCGGCTGAGAAGGAGGAAGATGATGAGGATTAAACGGATATATCCTAAATCTAAAACGATATTACCTCAACCACCGATACATGTACAGCTATACTTTGATCCTGATGAAATGGAACAGATTCGTAAGCAGTTCTTATTGGATGAGGAACATAATAATCCGAATAAAACTTTTAGATTTCATGGAGGGACTGATGGGCAAGAACATTGATTTCCGAGTCTTCAAAGACCATCATTGGGTTGGAATTGCCTATGTTAAAGATGATATTGGGCAGATCCAGGGGTTCAAATTTATGTATAAAGGGCCTGAAAAGCTGAAAGATACGTATGAAAAAGGGGATTATTTCCGTGCAGAAGTCCTTGGATTCGAGTATGATCTGGTATTTGAGAGGGACTTTTGGCATAAATTGGACGAGAAAACTGACGAATATGGGCTTGAATTTAGGATTCTTTGGTGATAATTGGGGCATTTTGACACTAAGAATCCCGATGATTTTTTTGCGGGATTTTGATGTACCTGCATTTTTATTATAGGATTTCGGGTGATTTGCTTGAAAAAACTACGGGATTTTGTGTGAATTACCCGTAAAATCCGTAAAAAAAGCCGATTTTGCTATTGTTGTAGAAAGCAGTTAAAATTTTTAACTATATATATAAACAATGGGGAAATGGTGGGAAAAAGTGTGTGAGGAGGAACTAAATGGATTTTTTAGATGTTTCCGTCAAAAAATTCCATTCTAATAACAGACAAGTCGATTACGAGGTATCACCAGACTTCATTTTTGGCGATGCCAAGGATCTAGTTGTAAAAGGTGGTAAGTTCTATGCTTATTGGAATGGAACTAGATGGGACACATTACAACGGAATTTATTTCATGATATTGATAGTCAATTGTGGAATAAAGCGAAAGAGCTTCAAGAAGAGGGCCCGGGGGTTCGGATTGAAGTGAAAGAAATTCGGAAAGCTTCTGGTGGCAAGTTCCGATTATTCTTAGACTATTGTAAAGCCACCGAACAGGATGATAATTCATTCAACCAGAAGATATTATTCGCCGATCATAAGATGAAGCGATTTGATTATGCAACCACACAACTTTCTTATTCACCAACAGAAGGAAATCCCGAAGCGTTTATGAAATTGCTTGGGACTTTATATATGCCAGCAGAACTTGACAAAATTCTTTGGTTCATGGGTGCCTTATTCACCAACAACATGTACAAGATCGAGAAGTTCATGTATTTGTACGGATCGAAAGGTAGTGGTAAAGGGACAGTCCTCAAGATATTCCGATGGTTGTTTGAAGAATACTGTGGAACTATTGACTTGAAAATATTGACTAGTGGCGATCCATTCGCAACTGGACAAATTCAAGAAGTTCCATTGTTAATTGATGAGGATACTGATATCAGTCATATCTTTAACGATACCCCGTTATTGAAACTGACGAGTCATGAAACTATATCGGTCAACAAAAAGTATAAAGAACCTTATGATGTAACTTTTAGCGGTTTGCTTATTACCGCATCGAACCAACGATATAAAGTTCGAAATGTAGACTCTGGTATTACTCGTCGAGCTGTCGTTGTAAATCCAAGTGGTAATAAAGTGCCTCATAGGGAGTATGATTCGCTAATGAATCAAATTAAATACGAGTTGCCTTATATTGCTAATCTTGCGATTAATCGATTCAAAGAATTGGGTCAAGACTATTTCGATGATTACTTCGATGTTGATATGGCGGAGCAGACAGATCATATCTTTGATTTTATGCGTAGTGAAGCTATGCAAATGAAAGATGGTATTAGTCTTAAACAACTTTCTGAGTTGTATAAAAACTATCTTGAAGATATGGGATGGAAGACAGACGGATATAAAGCCACAATCAAACGTGAAGCACTTAGATATTTTGATACGCTTCTAAAAGACACAAAAGTTGATGGTGTTCGAATATTTAATTATTTCAAAGGTTTCAGATGGTCTGTAGCATTTCCCGAAGGTGTGGTTGGAATTGATATTCCAGAAGACGAAGTTAAGGATTGGCTCGATTTATGTTATCACAATGAAGTGTTTAATAAAATGGCAGCTTATTATCCTGCGCAACCGTCTTTAGAGAATGGAAATCCATCTCAGAAATGGGATGATGTTGTTACAACGCTAAAAGAAATCGACACGCGTAAATTACACTGGGTTAAAGTTCCATTACAACATATTATTCTCGACTTTGATATCAAGGACGAGAACGGAGAGAAAAGTCTGGAGTTAAATAAAGAAGCTGCGTCGAAGTATCCCCCGACATATGCTGAAGTATCTAAATCCGGCAAAGGTATTCACTTGCATTATTTATATGACGGTGATGTAAACCTACTAGACAATGTCGTCGAGGACAATGTCGAAATTAAAGTTTATAAGGGAAAGGCGTCTTTACGAAGGATTGATAATGCATCTAACAATCTTGAAGTATCTCATATTTCGTCGGGACTGCCGATGAAAGAGAAGAAGGAGACAGCGATGTATGAAAACGTAAAAGATATTACCTATACCGAGAAGACTCTTCGTAAGTTTGTTAAGAAACAGCTAGGTCTTATTCCTGGAGAGAAACCGAGTCATGCGAACACGAAGCCAACGATTGATTGGATTTCTCATGAGATCCATAGAGCGTATGACATGGGATTGAAATACGATATTACCGATCTTAAACATTCGGTATTTCTTCGAGCATTACAATCTTCAAACAACAAGGATTATTGCTTGGACGTATTTATGAAGATCCCTTGGTCTTCGATGCGTGATGACGATGGTAAGACTGAGACTGAGTTGACGACAGGAACTAAGATCGTTGCTAAAGAAGAAATCGTGTTTTTTGATATCGAGGTGTATCCAAATCTATTTGTTGTGGTTTGGAAGAAGTATGGTGAAGACGAATATGTGAGATGGATTAATCCTACTCCAGATCAAATTGAATATTTGTGTTCGTTCCCTCTAGTCGGTTTCAACAACCGTCGATACGATAATCATATTCTCTACGCTCGATTACTCGGAGGGACAAACATGGAGTTATTCAGACAGTCCCAAAGAATTATCAACGAGAAGAATGCGAAGACTGGTATGTATGCAGCAGCTTATGAATTGAGCTATGCTGATATTTACGAGTACGCTCAGAAGAAACAATCTTTGAAGCGTTGGGAAGTAGATCTTGGTATTAACCACGTTGAGATGGAAATCCCTTGGGATCAACCAGTCCCAGATGATTTAGTCGATACCGTTGTTGAATACTGTGTAAACGACGTAATGGCTACTGAGAAAGTATTTGATGCGACATACGCTGACTATATTGCTCGTGAAATCTTAGCCACTATATCCGGTGGATCTATGAACGCTACGAACAATCAGCTCACAGCATTATTTATCTTCGGAGACGATCCTCGTCCACAAGATAAGTTTATTTACACAGACCTAAGTAAGACATTCCCTGGATACGAATACAAGTTCGGTAAATCTACATATCGTGGTTATGAAACTGGTGAAGGTGGATTTGTGTATGCTGAACCTGGTGTGTATAAAGATGTTATCTTAGATGACGTTGAATCGATGCACCCGAATAGTTTAATCAATATGAATTACTTCGGCCCATATACTCAACGTTATGCGGATTTACTTAAAGTGCGCGTGTTATTAAAACATAACAAGATTGATGAAGTTAAACTTATGTTTGACGGTAAGCTCGCACCATTCTTGGATAATCCAGAATATCGTAAACCATTGGTGTCTGCGTTGAAGATCGCTATTAATGCCGTTTATGGTATGACATCTGCGTCGTTCGATAATAAATTCAAACACAAAGATAATATTGACAACATCGTTGCTAAACGTGGAGCTTTATTTATGGTGGATCTTAAATTCTATTTGGAAGAACAAGGTTATCAAGTCTGTCATATTAAGACGGACTCTGTTAAAGTTCCAAATGGCGATGAAAAAGTTGTTAAGCTTATTGATGAATTTGGTAAGCGACCTGAATACAACTATAAATTCGACCACGAACATACATATAAACGTATGGCGTTAATTAATAACGCGGTTTATATTGCTCAGCTTGAAGATGGTAGTTGGTCACCGACCGGAGCGGAGTTCGCTAATCCATATTTACTCAAACGGGTTTGGACAAAAGAAGAATTGACCGATCGTGATTTCTTTATCACCAAGCAATCAAAAGGTCATATTTATCTTGGAGATGAATTCGTTGGTAAGGTTGGGTCTATTTATGCTTCTAAGACTGGAGCAGAATGTTTGTGGACAGAAGATAATGAGAATTTCAAATCTGTAACAGGAACAAAAGGATTCAAATTCAAACAAACGTCGGAATTTGATTACGAAGATATTGATTTCGATTACTATGACAAGTTAGCTATTGCTGGTTTGAAGAAAATCATGAAGGTTGGCGATATCAATATGATTGTTGATGACATGCCTAAGGATTATATCGAACCACTTGGCTTAAATGAGGAACAACCCGAAGAAATGGCTGCCTAACTTTTTTGGGCAGTCGCTCGGGGTTTGTAAAAACTTCGCAGAAATTACATGGCACATAATAGAAAGGAACAAGAAAATTTACGGATTTTTGCGCTCCTTTTATTTTTTGTTGCACTTTGTCAAACACTCGTCAAAATAGAAAGGACATAATCATGACAAAATTATTACAAGCTTCTAATCACCAAATCATCCTCGAAGATGTGGAATTTGCCTTTAAACCAAACTTCGCAGGACGAGAAGAACGATACAATCGTGCAGGCGATCGTTATTTTAACGTAGTAGTGTCTCCAGAAGATGCTCAAATCCTTGCTGAGCAGTATGGTGTTAATGTCAAATTGTGGGAGCCTAAACCACGAGATGACGAAATGGCTAAGAAAATGGCCGAGAACCCTGACATGTATGAACCATTCCATTATTTCAAGGTTAAGGTTTATACTAAGTTTGTCATTCCATCAATTGCTTTGATCTATGACGACGAAAATGGCGTATGCGATGTTGACGATCCAGTGTGTGCACAAAATCGTCAGTTCTTGACAGAGGATCAATTCCAATTAATTGATGAAATGGAAATGCAATGTGTCGATATGACCATCCGTCGTCGCGAGCCTAGTGATGAAGGGACTTACGCTCGTCTTGATTTGAAGAATGCGTATATTCACGTTGCTCCAAGTCCACTTGAACGTAAGTATGGGTTCTAATGACTATTGAGTTATATCCCTATCAGCGAAAGGCGGTTGATAGGTTACATAACGGTTCTGTATTGTGCGGAAAGGTCGGTTCGGGTAAATCCTTGACCGGCCTATTTTATTATATGGAGAACCATATTGATAAGCCTCTCTATATTATTACGGTCGCTAAGAAACGTAACGATCGAGAATGGCATAGAGATTTTGAAGCCTTAGGAATTGATGGCGTTGTTGATTCCTGGAACAATATCGAAAAGTATACTGATGTGAAAGATGCATTCTTTATATTTGACGAACAACGCGCAATCGGTTATGGTAAATGGGGTATGGCATTCATTCATATTGCTCGAAAGAATAATTGGATAATGTTAACCGCAACACCAGGTGATGTTTGGATGGATTGGATGTGTATTTTCATAGCCAATAATTTCTATCGAAACAAAACTGATTTTGTGGATCAGCATGTGGAGTACAATCCATATTCTAAGTTCCCTCAAATTAGAAGATACCATAAGACCGATAAATTGGAAAGGTTCCGACGTTATTTAGCAGTTCCAATGCAAGATTTTAGAACTACTAATTTACACAGGAAGTATATTAACGCAGACTTTGACAAGGATTTATATCAAACCGTTGTTAAGACTCGTTTTAATCCATATACTGAGGAACCTATAATGAACGCTTCGGAATTCACACAAGTGCTTCGTCGTATTATTAATACAAGCGAGCGACGTAGAATTCATGCGAAGCAAGAGATTATGACTCGTGATAGAGTTATCGTCTTTTATAATTACACCTATGAACTTGATATTCTCAAAGAGATTTGTCAAGAATTGAATAGGGCATATTATCAATGGAACGGTCAAAAGCATGAAGCTATCCCAGACGCTGAAACCTGGGTATATCTAGTGCAATACACGGCCGGAGCCGAGGGATGGAACTGTATAACTACTGATACGATTCTATTTTACTCGCTTAACTATTCTTACCGAATAATGGAGCAATCGGAAGGACGAATTAATCGAGTGAATACCTCCTTTGAAGATCTTTATTACGTGTATTTGAAGTCCCCGGCTTCTATTGATGATGCTATCGAACGCTCCATTCGAAGCAAGAAGAAATTTAATGAAAGGAATTGGGTGGAGAACACATGTCCAAACTGGAACGAGATTTCCAAAAACAATTGATTAAAGATATTAAGACTCGAATCCCTGAAGCTATTGTTAAGAAGAACGATCCTAACTATATTCAAGGCATTCCTGACTTATCTGTTGACGTTGGGCCATATTCCTATCATTTGGAAGTGAAGAAATCGGCTAAAGCCCCATATCGACCGAATCAAGAGTATTATTTAAATCATTATAATACAAACGGCGGTTGGGCTCGAACCATTTATCCAGAGAACAAGGAGGAAGTACTCAATGAAATGGAACAGACATCCAGAGTACGAGGGTCGTCACTCATTCCTTAGTGCGAGCCAATGTCACTGGTTAAATTACACACCAGACAAGATAATTAGCAGATTCGAAAACGAACAGGCTAAGCAACGCGGAACGGAATTACACGAATTTGCTAGTGAAGCTATCAGACACAAAATTAAATTGATGCCTGGTAATACTCACCCAGCCGTTGCTAATTTTGTAAATGACGCAATTGGATATCGCATGGATAGTGAAGTACTATTATTTTATAGTCCATATGCATTTGGTACTGCCGATGCTATTCGTTATGAACCTCCTAAGAAAGATAATCCTCGCGGATTTCTTAGAATTCATGATTTGAAAACTGGTGTTACCAAACCTAAAATGGAGCAGCTATTAGTTTATGCTGCTTATTTCTGCTTGGAGTATGGTGTCAAACCTGAGAAAACGGATTTCGAACTCCGTATTTATCAAGGTAATGACATTAAGACATATATTCCAGAAGCAGAAGACGTGTATGACGTATACCATACAATTAAAGAGTTCTCGGGAATTCTTGAAAGTAAACCTAAATAGAAAGGATATTGTTCATGAATCTGGAAGAAGCATATAACGATATGCTCGAGCATAGAGGAACCCCGCACCAAGGTAATATTCCACATAGTGGTCGTTACGCTTGGGGATCTGGCGAAAATTCATTTCAGCGGGCTACTTCATGGTCCGATAGAGTTGTTAAATACAGGCGATCTGGTTTATCCGATACGCAAATAGCAATGAAGCTAGGTATTACAACAACCGAATTCCGTAAAAGGAATAATATTGCTAAACATGAGATCCGATTACATAATATTAGTCGGATCCAAGAGCTTGCCGATCAAGGTTTAGGATCTATCGAGATATCTCGTAGAACAGGTATTCCTGAATCAACCGTTCGTATGAATTTAGATGCTAAAGTGCGCAACAATGTAAATCGCATGGAGCAAATTAAGACTGATATTAAAGGTCTTATTGAAAAGAATCCATATCTTGACGTTGGTTTGGGATCCGCACAACAACTCGGTGTGAATGAAAGCACGCTTAAACGTGCCGTACAACAATTGGAATCCGAAGGATATCATAGACATACGGTTTATGTTAAGAATGCCACTAACGATGATCACTGGGTAGAAATGAAGGTGTTAACTAAAGAAGCAGATCCTGCTGTTGTTAGGGAACACAAGCATGAAATCACACCTCCTCATATTCATACTGACGCTGAAGGTAAATCTTCATTAGGTCTTAAGCCTATTGAACATATTGATTGGAAGCGTGTAGGTATTCGATATGATGAACAAGGTGGTACGGATAAAGATGGTGTAATGGAACTACGTCCAGGAGTAAAAGATCTTGATCTTGGTAAAGCCCGTTACGCCCAAGTTCGTATTGGTGTTAATGGTACTCATTATTTAAAAGGTATGGCTGTTTATGGAGATCCAAAAGACTTCCCTAAAGGTGTCGATGTTATTTTCAACACCAACAAGAAGCAAGGAACTCCAAAAGAAAAAGTATTAAAACCTTTGAAAGATGATCCTGATAATCCATTTGGTGCTACGATTAAAAAACAATCGGGCGCAATCAATAAAGTAAATGAGGAAGGTGATTGGAACACTTGGTCTAAAACATTATCTTCCCAGTTCCTATCTAAACAACCACCAGCTTTAGTTAAAGGCCGTATTGAAAAGACATACGATAAACTAAAGAAAGAGTTTGATGAAATTAATGCATTAACAAATCCTGTCGTTAAGAAAGTTATGATGCAGGATTTTGTTGATGGGTTAACTGTTAAACGTCAACATCTTAAGATGGTTGGGTTTGATAGAATGAAAGGACAAGTCTTATTACCTTTATCTGGTATTAAAGCAAACGAAGTATATGCTCCGAACTTTAAGAATGGAGAAAAGGTTGTACTTGTTCGTTATCCTCATGGCGGTATTTTCGAGTTACCAGAATTAACTGTTAATAATAAATTGGATAAAGGACCAGCTAAATTCATGAAGGGTGCAAAAGATGCAATCGGTATTGATTCGTCTGTAGCATCTAAATTATCTGGTGCCGATTTCGATGGTGACTCTGTTATGGTTATTCCTAATAACAATAATGGAATTAAAACAAGTCGATCTTTAAAAGAATTAAAGAACTTCGATTCCAAAAGTTATTATACTCCTAATCCACCAAAGATTGATACTCAGAAACAAATGGGTGTTGTATCAAATCTTATTACTGACATGACTCTTAAAGGCGCATCACAATCAGAAATTGCTAGAGCAGTTAAACATTCAATGGTTGTTATTGATGCGGAAAAACATAGTCTGGATTATAAACGATCTGAACGAGAGAATAATATTGATCAGCTTAAAAAGAAATATCAAGAACATTTTGATGTGGTCACTGGAAAGATATCTAGTGGTGCATCGACTCTTATTTCTAGATCGAAGACCGACTATCGTGAGACCGAGCACTGGTATAAGGAAAGAACTGCTGAAGAACTAGCTGCTAATCCTAGATTGGCGCCTAAGATTAAGAAAACAAAAACCATTTCATTTACGCCTAATGTTGATATGGTAGATGATGCTAAGAAACTAGGTTCTGGCACAGCTATTGAAAACATGTATGGTAATTACATCAATGCTCTTGGTAAGATGCGTACAAAAGGTGAGTCTATCATTAGCAAGACCCCTAACATGACCATGTCTAAGGAAGCTAAAGTCAAGTACAAGACACAAGTTGAGTCTCTACAGAAGAAACTTAACGATGCTTTGTACAACTCGCCTAGAGAACGTCAAGCTCAGCTCATGGCTAACAAGACTATTGCTGAGAAACGTACTCCTGACATGAGTAAAGACCAGATTAAGAAGCTTAAACAGCAGGCCATTGCAGCAGCCCGTGTTAAGACCGGTGCTGATGGTAAGTCTACACGCATCTCTATTGACGATGATGAGTGGAAAGCTATTCAATCTGGCGCTGTCTCTAGCAAGATGCTAACAGATGTACTACGATTCGCTGATAGTGATCGTGTTAAACAGCTGGCTACTCCTCGTACAGAGAAGTCTATTAGCTTAGCTACTGCTAGTCGTGCTAAGACCATGCTTAAGAACGGTCATACCTATGCTGAAGTGGCCGATGCCTTGGGTATCAGTGTCTCTACTGTACAGGATCTATCATAGAAAGGAGGCCATACATGACATACAACATGGAACTACTAGAGCATGCAGACTCTACTGAGCTCATGCCTGATGCTATGGCTGATGATCAAGTGACCGATGCTGAGTACGATCGTGAGACAACTGTTGATGCTATGCTAACTACATACGACAACCCATACAATCCATACACAGACTATGATGCTTGGTGGGAATGGGACAAGGACAATGGTTACAATACACCAGAACTCTTAGCTATGGTTCTTGGTGACACATCAGATGTACTTGATGCTGTCGAAGAAGCACAGCGCACTGCCGTTGCCATGAACTGGATCATCGATGAAGGTCCAATCGAAGGCGTTTGGACAACAATTAAAAAGAATGTTGCAACTCCCATTCGTCTTCCGACATCGCAGTCCGGAATCGTGACATTTGAAGGTGAATAAAACACACCATTTCAAGTGACACCCCCAAGGGGAGGGTCGCACAAACTGCCCACCCCTCTGCATCGCCGCACCACTCTAAAATTTCCCCGGAGTGGTTTTTAAACCTAAAACTGGGTTTGAAGTATAGGGTAACTATTATGGAAAGAGAGAGAAGTATGTCATCAGAAGTACAAACCCACTTCGCAGGGCTACTAAAGTGGCTACTATCTCCTGAAGTTCTGTCACAGATCGGACTATACATCGGTGTTGGAGCATCTATTGTTGGTTTTGCATCCAGAGTTTTCAAGAAATTGTGGGCTAAACTGGAAGCAAAGCAGAATGAGGAGATCGAAGGGATCAAAAACTCTATTACTGCATTAGCTATAAGCTTTGAAGAGATGCGAAAGACCCAAGAACGGGACTTTCTGCGATTACAGATAGTTACAGGAATCCATTCTGGCCGTCTGTCCAATAACGAGATCTTAACTTTGTATGACGAGTACTCCAGAAAAGGAGGAAACTCGTATGTCAGTCGTATAGTTAACGATTATGTTGACGAGAATAATATCAAGGAAGAAGGAAAACGCAATGCTAGGAAACATAATTAATTTGTTGGTCGCACTCAGTGCACTTTTACCAATCGTAATCGAGTTGGTTAAATACATTGGGGCATTGACTAACAATAAAAAAGTTTTAACCCTTGCGGAACGTGCGATGATTATCGTTTCTTCACTTGATTCCTTGGGTATCGCAAATGAAGCTAAGAAACAAGAAGCTCTCGGAAAGTTAACAAATTTTGCAAATGAGGTTGGTATCAATTTATCATTGTCTCAAGCAGAGGACTATGTCGAGAACGCTGTTCAAACTTTGCGCAGACTTCAGGGTGAAGTGAAGCCTAATTCGGAGGTGTCTAACAATGCCCCGAAGAAGAAATGAAACGGACGACATCCGTCAAGCTTTAACGCCAGAAGGAAGAATGCTAAAACTAACAAAAAAGGCATTCGATCTGGCAGAAAGACAGTTAGACGATGGTACTATCGCTCCAAGTACGTTAAATGCGTTACTTAAGTATGGTACTGTCGAAAACGAACTCCAGTTGGAGAGTTTGAGAACCAAGAACAAATTAGATAGTTCTAGGGTCTCATTGATCGATAGCGAAGTTAAAGGAAAGGGTGATAGTCAGGAAGTTATCAATGCTATCCGTGGCTATATGCCGTCAGAGGAATTGTGATGAGCGACAGAAGAAGTATGTTTGAAGATTTTTCATACAAGAAACTATTAACCATAGACAGCTTTGGAGATCGACTCAATTACCTATCGTTATACAAACGTGGGTATAGATCACCAAGACACATGTCGAATCCATTCTACAAGTCTCGGATTTGGCGTGATCTACGAGAAGAAATCATAGCGCGAGATCTTGGATACGATCTTGGAGTACCTGGTATACAAATACCCAACAAACAAGACATTATTGTCCACCATATGATTCCTCTAGAAGAGGATGACATACTGGAATGGCGGGAAGATATCATACTCAACCCTGATCTTCTAATTACAACTTCTAGAAATACTCACAACATTATCCACTACGGTGATAGATCCCAATCCATATTAATTGATCGCCAACCAGGAGATACAAAATTATGGTGAGGTAATTATATGTCTAAAATTTTAGACGATGTTAAAACAACATTGGATTTTGCCTCCGAAGAAGATACAGGATTCGACTCTAGATTACTTCTAGAGATTGATGGTGCATTAGGAACATTATCACAACTAACCAATGTGCATACAGAAGTAGATGTGACAAAAGAAACCGAATGGGGTGAATTGTTGCATTCTTCCGATAAGCATTTACTAAGATTAGTAAAGCAATATGTCTACATTTCGGTTAGAATTATTTTCGACCCACCAACAGGTTCTGTATTGACAACCCTAACGAGCAGTTTGAACAACATTGCTCATAGGATTATTATTCAGAAGGAGGTATACAATGCAAAACCAGAATGATTTGGTTTCAATAGATTCTTCTTCCGATTTTATCGAACACTTTGGAATCAAAGGCATGAAGTGGGGTTTTAGAAAACAACGAAATTCAAAGGGTGCTGCTCGACGAAGAGCTAAAAACTCTGCTAAAACCACTGTTAAATGGAAAAAGAAATATCAGAACCGGGCGTCAATGACCGATAAAGATATTCGCAGAGCAACTGAACGATTGAAATTAGAAAACGATTTTGCTGAACAAGTAAAACGTAGTGCTCAAGTTAGCATGAAACCATCTAAGAAAGGTGATTTCTTTAAAGATGTTGCTAATTCAATAGCCACTCCTGCCATCCAAACTACGGTTAAGAAGTCTATTAACTATGGTTTCGATCAGTTAACAGGTGTTAAAAAGAAGAATTAAACAAAGGGAGTTAATTTTTGGTACTTTCTAACAAAGCATATCCGGAAGAGTACATGAAGTTTAAGGAGCAAGTTCTTAGAGGTGAAATTCCGGTCAATCGGATGGTATCACTGGAAATGAACCGTATCGATTTCTTAATCGAGTCGCCGGATTATTACTATGATAGTAAAGCGATTGAGGGCTTTGTAAGATTTTGCGAAAATGAGATGACCCTCACCGACGGTAGTGACGTAACTCTTCTGCCGTCGTTTAAACTCTGGGCCGAATGTGCCCTCGCATGGTTTTATGTCTCAGAGGATAAGGTTTACAACCCTAAACTCGGTAAATGGGAGATAAAATCAAAATTTAAGCGACTTGTCAATAAACAATTCTTAATTGTCGGACGGGGAGCTGCGAAATCAATGTATTCTACGTACATGCAAGCTTACATGTTACTTATAGATACAGCCACAACACACCAAATCGTCTGTGCTCCCACTATGAAACAGGCTGAGGAAATTATGGGACCGTTTAGAACGGCTTTGAGTCGAGCAAAAGGTCCTATGATTCGGTACATGGTTCAAGGATCTAAGATGACTGGGAATCTCACCCAGAAACAGTTGCTAGCATCAACCAAGAAAGGTGTGGAGAATTTCGCAACAAACAGTTTGTTAGAGATTCGCCCAATGTCGGTCGATAAACTTCAAGGATTGCGTTGTAAGTATGCAGCGGTGGATGAATGGTTATCCGGTGAAGTTCGAGATAATGTTATCGGTG